AAGTAAAGGAACACAGTTTATACAAAGTGAAGCAGGAATGAATATAGATGTCGGAGTAAATTGCTTAGTGACAACTGGTGGTATATTACATTTGAATGGACCAATTGCACAGAAGTCAGAACTTATTATAGTTGGCGAAATGGATGATATGCAGAATTCTGAAAATACTAAAATCAACGAGACAATCGTATCTGCTATGCCAACTCATGAGCCATATCTTAGACCTCAAGCAAAAGAACAATCAACTAGTGCGTTTGCAATATCATCAGCAAGTGATGAAGGCAAAGCCAATGCGACAAAGAAGGGGTAGACTATGATTTTTGACAAGCGAAAGGGTTCATTATTAAATTACATACAGTTGCCATTACACGTGATAACTCCTACTGGAACGTATTTAGGGACGGGCTATGACACAAAAAATAAAGCAACCTACGTATTATCGCATGTGAAAGTAAACTTAGAGAGTGCAAATACATTGACATTTTCATCAATGAGCAAGAACGCTATAATACTGGACAACAAACCATCACTTGATATTATCGATAGTATAGTTGGATACAATTATAAGGTATCTGCTACTGAAACGAATTATGGATACATTACTGTCGCTGGCACTCGCATAGATATTACATCTAAGAAGATAACGAAACCAATGGCTGAATTTATTTTAGAAAAACAATTACGAAACATTGGTAATATATTAGAAAAGTTCATCAAAGTGAAAATAGCACAGCCACACTATGACGCACTATTATATCACTTTTATAATGAAGGTACTAGTACTATAGAAAATAGTCCAGTGATTGCTCTTATTAATGCTAACGATTGGTATTCGGTTACAGATGAAATCCAAAAGGGTATTAAAAAGAGTAATGGCACGATAGATGAACGACTGGCTCAACAGAAAATGAAAACTGCTAAGATGTTCAGTTTCGTGCCAAGTTTCTCTTAACGAGCAGTTAAAACCTTATCTGCTAAACCAAACGCAACCGCCTCTTCGGCTGACATAAAGTTATCGCGTTCCATTGCTTCTGTTAATTCATCAAATGTCTTACCAGAAGTATTGTGGTCTACATAGATTTGAGTCAATGACTTCTTCATTTTAAGAATTTCTTTAACTTGGATTTCCATATCAGTAGCCTGTCCGCCAGCACCACCACTTGGTTGATGAATCATTGTGCGACTATTAGGTAATACATGTCGCTTCCCTTTCGCTCCTGCTTGAGAAAGTAACGACCCCATCGAACATGCTTGTCCCATTACAGTAGTCGCAACATCTGAACTGATGAATTGCATCGTATCATAAATTGCCATACCCGATGTGACTGAACCACCCGG